AGGTGCTGCTGACAAACCTAGAAGACCACGAGGTAGACCAAGGAAGAATCCTCTTCCCTGACAATCTAAGAGAAGTACTATAGTTCCGAAAAATACGGAATTATTATTTAATTCAGTATATTAACGTTCAAAGGTCAAATGGGAGTGGGTGAAAATAAGGGAGCGAAATGAGGCTTTGGATACACATATTTATGCAAGAGCCGCGGCAGCTGCGGTGGGGTATGACGTGATGGTGCTGGACGGCTGAAATAGTTGCAGACAATTGCTTTATAAGGATTTAGGAAAGTTCTTAAGTCAATTGGATTAACATCGCCGTCAAGCATGTATGAACATTTTGCGGAAAATGGCAAGTGAACGTGATGATTCATTCTACAAGCCGATATGCATAGAGCTGTGGCATACAAAGATCTATCGCTGAAAATTTGTTCTTTTTATAGCGCACGATTACAAGACATGCAGGAGTATTGGGATCCTGCTGGAAACCTGGTTACTCAGCTATGTAAATTTATATTCATCGTATTGTTATGGATAAAAACTATTTGGTGAGAAAATCATATATCCCTGCTATGATGTATAGATAAGATACGATCAATTTAAATTTTACCCATCCGGGAGAATAGTAATGTCTGTAGATTATATCATCACTGAGAATGGGATGAGGATCCGTAAAGGTGTAGCAATTAAGCCTGATGCCTCATCACAAGATAAGGAAATCAACGAAGATGACCTGGAGCTGTTATGTATCTTTGCAAATGCACCTGTGGAAACCAGAAAGTCATTTCTGGCGAGCATCTTCGCTCAGGGCATGCCTCAAGCTGCAGGAGCTGCAACAGGATAGAACCCGCAGGTGATGCCCTCAAGTGCATCGTCCACGATGGAAGATCTTTCTTGTTTGACAAGCAAGATAGGCTGCTCATCAATCAGCATACCTGGTCGATTGACAATAATGGCTATGCAGCGACTTGGAATGGCACGAAGAAGATACGGCTTCATAAGCTGCTCTTTCCAGAAGCTCTCATTGTCGATCACATAAACGGCAATGCACTCGACAATCGCAGATGCAGCCTCAGGCTTTGCAATCTTCAGGAAAACGCACAGAACTCCACTATGAAGAGAACCAACCAAGTCGGCTACAAGGGAGTTTATCTGCACAAGCAATCAGGGCTCTATGCAGCTCGAATCCACAAGGCTGGCAAGACAACAAGCCTTGGATATTTCACAACAGCTGAGGAGGCCGCATCACGATATAACGATGCGGCCTCCCAGCTTTTTGGCCAATATGCGCGCTTCAATATCATAGGAGACCCCTATGCAACAGTCAGTGCCTTGCATATGGGAAAGGCCGAGGAGGAGGGCAATGCCGGAACCAAGGAATAAGCGCTTCTGGACCTGGAAGAACCAGGACCAGGAAGCAGGAGCACCCGAAAGGGTGCTGGAGCTTTATGGAACAATCGCTGAGGAGTCATGGCTTGATGATGAGGTGACTCCCAAGATGTTCAAGGATGAGCTTCTCTCGGGCTCAGGGCCTGTGACCATCTGGATCAACAGCCCGGGCGGCGACTGCATTGCAGCCAGCCAGATCTACAGCATGCTCATGGACTACAAGGGCGATGTGACTGTCAAGATCGACGGGATTGCAGCCTCGGCCGCTTCCGTCATTGCCATGGCAGGAACCAAGGTGCTCATGGCGCCCACCGCCCTTCTGATGATCCACAATCCCATGACAATGGCCATGGGTAATGCAGGAGACATGCAGAAGGCCATTGCAATGCTCGACGAGGTCAAGCAGTCCATCATCAACGCCTATGAGATTAAGAGCGGACTGTCTCGCAGCAAGCTCTCCAAGCTCATGGATGAGGAGACCTGGATGAACGCCAACCGAGCCATTGAACTGAGGCTGGCTGATGGCATCCTTGAGGATGAGAGAAAGGCTCCTATCAACGAGGCTTCATTCGATTTCTCGTGCAAGGCCGTGAACCAGGCGCTCATAAACAAGCTTGCCATCAAGGCAAGGCAAGAGAGAGCAGGACGCTCCATAGACACACTGATGGAACGCCTGAATCTGATCAGTCATTAGGAGGAACAATCCATGACTATTCTGGAACTGCGCGAGAAGCGCGCCAAGGCTTGGGAGTCGACGAAGGCATTCCTCGAATCCCATAGGAACGACAAGGGCGTCCTGTCCGTCGAGGACGATGCCGCATATTCGAGGATGGAAGGCGAGATCACAGATCTTGGCAAGGAGATCTCAAGGATGGAGAGGCAGGAAGCCCTGGATGCAGAGCTGAGAAAGCCTGTAAGCATGCCCCTTACCGGAAGGCCTGATGCCATGAAGGCTGATGCAAAGACCGGCAGGGCCGCTGATGAGTACAGGGCATCCTTCTGGAACCTCATGAGAAGCAAGGCTGCCATGCCAAACATCATCAATGCCCTTCAGATCGGAACCGACAGCGAGGGCGGATATCTTGTGCCCGACGAGTTTGAGCACACACGGGTCGAGGCTCTTCAGGAGGAGAACATCTTCCGTCAGCTGGCAACCATCATCCAGACCTCTTCAGGAGAGCGCAAGATCCCAGTGGTGGCTTCCAAGGGAACTGCAAGCTGGATTGATGAGGAAGGCTCCATACCAGAGAGCGATGATGCCTTTGGACAGGTGACCATCGGAGCCTATAAGCTTGGAACCCTCATCAAGGTTTCCGAAGAGCTCATCAATGACAACATCTTCGATCTCGAGGGCTACATCTCCAGGGAGTTTGCACGCCGCATCGGAGCCAAGGAGGAGGACGCATTCTTCAATGGCAACGGAACAGGGAAGCCCAACGGGATTCTCAGCGCCTCCAATGGAGCCCAGGTCGGAGTGACCGCTGCAGGAGCCACAGCTGTGACAGCTGATGAGATCATGGATCTCTTCTACAGTCTCAACGCCCCTTATCGCAAGAAGGCATCCTGGCTTCTGAACGACACCACCATCAAGGCCATCCGCAAGCTCAAGGACGGAAACGGCAACTATCTCTGGCAGCCTTCCCTGACCGCTGGAACCCCTGACACTCTGCTTGGACGGCCTGTGAACACATCTTCCTTCATGCCTTCCATCGCAGCCAGCGCCAAGACCATTGCATTCGGCGACTACAGCTGACCGCCAGGGCAGAAGCTTCAAGCGTCTTGGAGAGCTTTTTGCGGTGACCGGCCAGGTCGGATTCCTGGGAACCCAGAGAGTTGATGGAAGGCTCATCCTTCCAGAGGCCATCAAGGTTCTCCAGCAGCATGCCTAGTGGAGGTGAAGCATGAGCTATAATTCCAAGAACCATGCTGAGCAGGGTGGAGAGAAGACTGTCATCGGAGGCGAGCTTGAGATCCTCTCCGGCGGCAAGATCAAGGTCAACGCTGGCGCAACCGTGGAGGGTCTGCAGAGAAGTGCATATGTACTTCCAGCAGCCACAGCGGAAGCGCTGGGTGGTGTGAAGAAGGCGGCAGCTCAGGCTGACAGCATCGCAGAAGACGCTGCTGGCCTCGTCACCGACTTCAACGCGCTTCTGGCCAAGCTAAGGACTGCAGGAATCCTTTCTGCAGAATAATCGTCTCTAATCTAAGGGCATCCCATTATGGGGTGCCCAATTTAATGTATGGAGGGCATTATGATTGTTGCAGTGCAGCAGTTCAACTCATACAGCGGCAACTGTGAGGACTCACAGGATGCCGTGTCAATCAAGACCATGTTCCTCAAGTCCGCCCAGGAGATCTGCGATGGGTATCTCGGATTTGAGGCAGAGACCAAGTGGTCAGCCCAGGAGATGCCCGAGGTGGTCAGGCTCTCCATCCTAAGGGTAGCCACCCTGATGCTCAGCGAGTCCGGGGGCAACATCGGGCTGACGGGCAAGAGCTTCGACGGCAACAGCCGGACGTTCATAAACTACTCGAACTATCGCAAGTACCTCCAGCCGCTGGATCCGTTTCGCAATGTGGGGTTCTAGATGTCTATAGGCTCAAGGAAAAAGGCCAGCAAGGCTCATGAGCTTTCCATCGAGACTGACATCAGCGAGCCGATAAGGATGCTCACTGAGCTTGGCGGCAAGAAGACCCCAGTGATGAGGCACATCCTCTCCGGAGTGGGCACTGCTGCGAAGAGCTCCGTAAAAAAGGGCTACAAGGAAGCGGGGCTTGGGAAGAGGACGGGCATGCTCTGCAAGAGCATCGAGCGCAAGGTCTTCAGAAATGGCAAGGCTGTGATTGTCCAGGCCAAGGCCCAGCGTGATGACAAGGTCTTCTATGGCTATGCCCTAGCCAAGGGCTCCACAATCACAGCAAAGAATGCTGACTGCCTGACTTTCCAGATAGATGGCAAGTGGGTGAAGGTCCATTCTGTGAAGCTTCCTGAGCGTGACTTCGTGTCCAGCCCGGTGAAGGCTTACCTCCAGACAGCCGTTTTCAGGGAGAAGCTGGACAGGCTGGTGGAGAAGGAAATCATCAAGATCGAAAAGAAAGCGAGGGAGAACAACAAGTGAAGACAGAAATGCAGGTGCTTGAGAGACTCAAGGATATGATAGCCTCCCAGCTTGATGATCATATAGAAGCACAGGGAAGCATGACGCCAGAGAGCATTGATTCAAATAACATCGAGATTGATTTCCCTGACCCTGACAACATGAAAAGGAACTCGATGCTCTATATCCAGCCAGATAATGAAACCCTGGAGACGCTGAGCATGTCCAGCGACCTGGCAACCATGAATGCCAGCGTCTTCATCCTTTGCAAAGGAAACAGGAATGCTGCTCTGATCTGCAAGGTCTTCGGCTACCACTCTGCATTATACAGGATGTTACGAGGCAACCAGACACTGAGCGGATACATT